TCAATTAGAAGAAGCTGTTACAGCAATTAGAGATGAATTAACAGAAAAGGTAGATGATTACCTTAACTACGTAGTAGAGCAGTGGATGGCAGAAAACGAAATCGCAATTGAAAGCGGTCTACGTTCTGAAATCACAGAAGACTTTATTGCTGGTTTACGTAATCTATTTGCTGAAAATTACATTAACGTTCCAGAAGATAAAGTAGACTTAGTTGACGAATTAGCAACTAAGGTTGAAGAACTGGAAGTTAAATTAAATGAAGAAATTGAAGCTAATATTCAGTATAAAAAACAACTTACTGAAGCAATTAAAGCACAACTGGTAAATGAAGTTTGCGAAGGTCTTACAGCAACTCAAGTTGAAAAAATCAAATCACTTGCAGAGAGTGTTGAATTCTCCACAGAGGAAGAGTTCGTAGAAAAACTTGAGACAATTCGTGAGAACTATTTCCCATCTGGTGTTAAAAAGGCAGATGTAGCGCAACTACATGAGGAAGTTGAAGACGATGGCAGCGAAAAGAAAGTATCTGCTGACCCATACGTTGCTTCTGTTGCACAAGCAATTTCCAAAATCAAAATTTAAATAATAAAAATAGGAGATACAAAAATGTATTTATCTGAAGGTCTACAAAATAAATGGGAAAGCGTTCTGGATCATCCAGACATGCCAGCCATCAAAGATCCATATCGTAAGGCTGTTACGGCGGTTATTCTTGAGAACCAAGCTCAAGAGATGATCAAAGAAGCAGGTATCATCAACGAAGCTTCACCAACTAACTTTGCTGGTACAGGTGGTTTTGGTGGCGGTGCTGCTGCTGGTGGTCCAGTTGCTGGTTTCGATCCAATCTTAATCAGCTTAGTTCGTCGTTCATTACCAAATCTGATTGCGTATGACGTTTGCGGCGTTCAGCCAATGACAGGTCCTACAGGTCTGATTTTTGCAATGCGTACAATGTACGGTTCTAACCGTAACCCATCAACAGGTACAGAAGCATTCTACAATGAAGCTAATACTTCATTCTCTGGTGCTAACGGTGCTATCGCAGCTTCTTCAATGACGATTGCTGGTAACACAACTGATTATCTGTTTACAGGTAACGCTGCTCCAGGTCAAGCAATGACAACTGGTTCTGCTGAAGCATTAGGTGACGGCGCTGCTGGTAACACATTCCAAGAGATGGCATTCTCAATTGAGAAAGTTACTGTAACAGCACGTACACGTGCTCTAAAAGCAGAATACTCAATGGAACTTGCACAAGACTTAAAAGCAGTTCATGGTCTTGACGCAGAAACAGAATTGGCTAATATCCTTTCTGCTGAAATTCTTGCTGAAATCAACCGTGAAGTTATCCGTACAATCTACAGAATCGCTAAGCCAGGTTGCCAGGCTGGTACAACTACAGCTGGTGCATTTAACTTAGATACAGATTCAAACGGTCGTTGGATGGTTGAAAAGATCAAAGGTCTTGCGTTCCAAATCGAGCGTGAAGCTAACCAGATCGCTAAGTTGACTCGTCGTGGTAAAGGTAATATCGTTATCTGCTCATCAGATGTTGCATCTGCATTAGCGATGGCTGGTATCCTTGACTATCAATCAGCATTAGCAGGTCAAGTATCATTAAACGTTGATGACACTGGCAATACATTTGCTGGTACAATCTTCGGTCGTATCAAAGTTTACATCGATCCATACTTCCCAACAGGCTCAACATCTGAGTTTGCAATCGTAGGTTACAAGGGTACTAACGCATATGACGCTGGTATGTTCTACTGCCCATACGTTCCTCTACAAATGGTTCGTGCTGTTGATACTGGTACATTCCAGCCTAAGATTGGCTTCAAGACACGTTATGGTCTAGTTGCTAACCCATTTGCTGAAGGTACTACACAAGGTCTGGGTACATTAAATACTCAGAGCAATAACTACTACCGTGGTTTCAACATCCGTAACTTGATGTAATTTGTTTCTTAGCAGACGAAACCACCGTTAGAGTGGTAGTTCAAAGGGGCTCTTCGGAGCCCCTTTTTTTACGTATATAAATAGAGATATGACAGCACTAACTAGAAACCCATCTAATCCAAATACACTACAGCCAAATAAGTTTACTTTAAACTTGGCTCGTACACCTAATCTGCAATACTTTTGTCAGACGGTATCATTACCAGGATTGTCAACATCTGAAATTCCTGTACAGAATCCGTTCGTTGAATTGTATGCACCAGGTGAAAAGGCAATCTATGATATTCTAAACGTCACATTTATTGTTGATGTAGAATTACAAGGTTGGTTAGAAATTCATGATTGGATAAGAGGTATTACATTCCCTACAGAATATACTGAGTATCAAAATTTAAATAAACTAAATCAGTTTGCATCTACGCAAGCAACAAAGACACCACAGTATGCAGATGGATCGGTAACTATTCTTTCAGCATCAAACAAACCATATTACCGTTTTAACTTTAAAGATTTATTTCCAATATCACTTTCTGGATTTGTTATGTCTTCTACCGATACTCCAGAGACAACTATTACAGCAGACGCATCATTCAGATTTACCTACTATGATGTAGAAAAATTGTTTTAATTATGATATACTCCTAATAAGGAGATAAACTATGAGCAAACTTGACGAAGTATTACAGATGTGGACTGCGGATTCTAATATCGACCGCACTGAACCAGGTAAAGCACTGATCGATATTCCTAAGCTTCATTCCAAATATCTAAACATTCTTTCAAATCATCGACTCTTAGCCAAAGAAGCAGAGTTTCAATATAACAAGTGGCGTAAACTTAAATGGGAATACTACACTGGTAAACTTGACGATGATGAATTGAAAGCACGTGGATGGGAACCGTTTCCATTCACACTCAAATCAGAAATCAATACATACTTAGAAGCAGATGAAGATATCAATAAGTATCTTGCAAAAAAACTTTTGCATGAAGAGATTGTGGAAGTCTGTCAAGCAATACTAAAAGAACTAAACAACAGAACATGGGAACTTCGTTCGTTCATTGATTGGGAAAAGTTTATTCAAGGTATATAATGAGAATTGATCCAAGTAAAGATTTGATTGAGCATCATAGTAAAGAGTATCCAATGGAAGTTGGGGCGCCTGTGTTTGCTCCAGTTGCAGTTCTTGAAGAAAAAGATCGTAGTCTAAACGTTGCCAAGATACACGCAAAGCAAGAGTATGAACGCATCATGGAACAAGTTGATGTGTTACGAAAACAAGCTGAATCTTTGATGCGTAGATTAGATGTGACTCATATAGTACACGCTACCGATTGTACATTCAATCCTTTATTCAATACACCATACTACATTTATCATCATATACATAAAGAAAAGAATGTAATGATGCATATGGGTCCACATGAATGGAGTTCAGGCACTCCAGATCATCTACAATTCGTCGTTGCAGTTCGTAAAAAAGGTGACAGCACATGGGAAGAAGTTGTAGATGAATGATATTGTTTTATATAAACAAAATGAATCGTTTATAAAATTTGATTGTGAAAGAAGTGTAGCGCAAGAACTTGCGGATTACTTTACGTTCTTTGTACCAGGTTATCAGTTTATGCCTGCGTATAAGAACAGACTTTGGGATGGTAAAATTCGACTTGCTGATCTACGTACATATACTATCTATCACGGTCTTATACCATACATTGAAAAATTTTGTGAAGAGAGAAACTATAAACTTGCGATTGATACTCCAGTAAATGTTACTGAGAACTTTTCAGCAGCAGAAGCTAAAGAGTTTATAGATGGACTTGAACTGCACAAAAGCATTATAACAGAGGGTGTAAGGGACTATCAAGTAAAAGCCTTCATTACTGCCGTAAGAAACAAAAGAATGTTGTTGTTATCGCCGACTGGATCTGGTAAGTCGTTGATTCAATATCTTATTTTACGATATCTTCAAAGTAAAGGATATAAGAAAGGACTACTAATTGTTCCTACAACTTCTCTTGTTGAGCAAATGTATTCTGATTTTGAATCTTATGGTTACGATTCCGCAGAGTACACCCATCGACAGTATTCAGGAAAAGATAAGCATACAGATAAGTTTCTAACTATTACCACATGGCAATCTATCTACAAGAACCCACCAGAATACTTTGAGCAGTTTGATTTTGTATTAGGTGATGAAGCACATCAATTCAAAGCAAAGTCATTGACAACTATTATGACTGGATTAAAGAATGCTTCTTACCGTATTGGATGTACAGGTACAATTGATGGCACGAATACACATCGATTAGTATTAGAAGGTTTGTTTGGTCCACTATATCAATCAACAACTACTGCAAAGCTGATTGAGAATAAACAACTGGCAGACTTTAGAATTAAATGTCTTGTTTTAAAATATCCAGAAGATGTTTGTAAACAATCTAGAGGATGGGACTACCAGTCAGAAATAAACTACATAGTCAGTAGTAAGGCAAGAAATGAGTTTATAAGAAACTTGGCAGTGTCATTAGAAGGTAACTCACTTATATTATTTAATTTGGTAGAGAAGCATGGCAAACAACTTTATAAACTCATTGAAGAAAAAAGTCGTAATAGGCATGTTTTTTTTGTGCATGGTGGAACGGATGTTGAAGTCCGTGAACAAGTTCGAGCCATCACAGAAAAACAAAACAACGCTATCATCGTTGCTTCTTATGGCACCTTCTCTACTGGCATCAATATTCGTAATCTGCATAATGTTGTTTTTGCCTCACCTTCTAAATCGAGAGTTAGAAATCTACAATCGATTGGTAGAGGACTACGAATTGGAGACAGCAAAACGGAAGCGGTACTCTACGATATAGCAGACGATTTTAGAACAGGCAAACATATCAATTTTACCTTGCGGCACTTGCAGGAACGTGTTAAGATATATGATGAGGAAAAATTCAAATACAAGTTTTACAATATAGAGGTCAAAAATGCATAACGTAAAGTTAATAAGAATGCAGTCTGGTGAAGATATTATGGCTTCTATGATTGAACATGAAGATGATACAGTTCAATTAGATGACCCAATGCGTTTAGTCTTTCGTAGATTACCAACAGGTCAAACGATCATGATGATGATGCCTTGGTTACCAATTGAACTTATTAAATTGAATAGTGCCACAGTTTATACTTCTGACATCATTACGATGGTTGAACCAAAAGAAGCGATGATTGAATACTACGATAGAATCGTACAAAAATTAGTTGAAGATATGGCAGATTCAGATGAGATGCTTCAATCACTTCTAGATCAACAAGATGAAGAAGATGAACCGAAGTATGAAGCAGATGATGGTGCTTTAACAGAAAGTCAACTAGAACAACTTTTAAAAGATATAAAAACGAACAAACTACATTGATGGAATTTTATGATTGATATATTA